GAATTGAAAATAAGTGAAAACTTAAACGACGAGGCAATGGTTGATTACATTGCTTTAGTAGACGCACCTGCAATTAAAAAAGATTTTTTGGCATTTAATGAACAATTTATTGAGCCGTCAAAAGGAGAACACGAAGGCGATTTTTTACAACGTTGTATTAAGTATGTAATTGATGAAGGCAAAGAAAGTGAGCAAGCCGTTGCGATTTGTAACAGTTTGTGGCAACAACATTTTGCAGATGAAACATGTCCAATAGCAACACAAGATATTAAAACAAATTTAAAGGACAGGCAGAATGCTATTGATGTTGCACACTACGGACCATTAAACCCAAATTTGCCATCAGAAGAATATTGGACTCGTAAGGCAAAACAATTTAATGCAACGGTTGATGAGGCAAAAAAATCTGTTTGCGGTAATTGTGCTTTTTTTAATGTTAGTCAAAAAATTAAAGATTGTATTGCAACAGGGATAGGGAATGAAATTGATCCTTATAATGTTATTGATGCTGGAGATTTAGGTTATTGCGAGGCATTTGATTTTAAATGTGCAAGTAAAAGAACGTGCGACGCTTGGGTTGTTGGCGGTCCACTTGAATTTGCGGGTGTTAAAGTTTCCATTGATTACGACGATACATTAAGCACAGAGCGAGGCAAAGAACTTGCAAAGCGTTTAATCAATGAGGGCGATATTGTTTACATTATTTCGGCGCGTAACAATGTTGAGGGAATGTTGGGCGTTGCCGAAAGTTTAGGCATACCAAAAAGTAGGGTTTACGCAACAGGTAGCAACAAAGCAAAAGTACAAAAGATTAAAGATTTAGGAATTACAAAGCATTATGATAATAATGAAGATGTAGTTAATCAACTTGAAGGCATAGGCAAAAAGTTTGCGCAACAATTTGCGTTTTCAATATTAAGCGAAGAAAAGAGAATTATATCGGGAGCGTTAATGTTAGCTGATGAATTGATTTATAGAAATAACGAAAAGTTTGGCGAACACTATGTTAAGTTTTCAGCGGAAACAATTAAAAGCATAGCAATAAAATGGGCAAAGAAAAACTTTAATAACCATGTTAATTTAATGCACGATCCAGAGCAAAAAGTAAAAGGAGTTACAATGTTTGAAAGTTGGTTAGTAGATAGCGAAAGAGGTATTATGCCAATGAAAGGATTTGAAGGTTGTTCCGACGGCTCATGGTTTGGGAGTTTCTATGTAGAAAATGAAAAGGTGTGGCAAAGCATAAAAAAAGGCGATTACAAAGGCTTTAGCGTCGAGGGTTTGTTTGACTATGTCGAGCCAATTACAGCCGAAGAAAACGCTTTAAAAAAGATTTCAGAATTGTTAAACTCAATTATCACTGATTAAATCTATAATAAAATATGAAAGCAACAGAAATTTTACAAAAATTAAAAGAGCAATTTGCCGAATTAGTAGCTCAGCCGATGCAAACACCTGTAAAAATGATTAGTGCAACTTTAGAAGATGGAACTGCAATTGAAGTTACTGCATTAGAAGTAGGTGGTATTGTAACGATTGCTGGAGTTCCTGCACCGGCTGGAGACCATAAATTAAGTGATGGCACTTTAATAGTAGTTGGCGAAAATGGAGCGATAATGGAGATTGAAACAACGCAAAGCGAAATTCCTGAAGATGCTGTTATGCCTCCAATGGATACGCCTATGGATATGAGCGCAAAATTTTCAAGTTTAGAAAGTGCAACAAACGAAAAGTTTGCATCTTACGAATCTAAATTTGCTGATTACGAAACAAAGTTTGCACAATATGAAAGCAAATTAAATAAGGCAACTCAATTAATTGAGGGCTTAATGAATTTGACTAAAACGCTTGCAGAAACACCAACAGGAACTCCAGACGTAGCGGTTAAAAACAATTTTACAGAAACAAAAAAGAAGGATTATTCAATATTATTTTCATAAAAATTTAAATTAAAATAAAATGGCATTATCATTAGGCACATTAAGCAATTATACTAAACAACTTGTTGAGCCGTTATTGACGAGCGCAGTTATAGGTGCAAAAACTCAGCAATTAATTATGGATGGCGGTATCGTTATCCCTAAAGCAAAATCAGCGGTTCAAATTCCTTTAATGGATACCGATGCTGTATTTCAAACAGATGATTGCGGTTACTCTCCATCAGGCACAACATCATTTACACAAAGAACTATTACCGTTGGTAAAATTCAAGTAAGTGAAACAATTTGCCCTAAAAACTTTGAAGCTAAATTTACGCAAGAGGCTTTGAGAGCTGGTAGCACTTATACTGATTTTGGAAACGCTCAATTTTTAGAAGCATATCTTGCAAAGAAAAACGCACGTATATCTGCTCAAATTGAAACTTCAATTTGGCAAGGAGATATTACAGGAAGTGGCGGTGCAAATCTTACAAAGTTTGATGGTTTGATTAAGCAAATTGATGCTGGTTCTCCAACAGATGCAAACGTTTCTGGTTACACAGGAGTTGCAACAATTTCAACAATTACTCAATCAAATGTTGTATCGGCTACCGAAGGAATTTATAAGGCTATTCCTGCTGAAGTTATGGCTAAAGGAGACGTTAAAATATTTGTTGGTTACGATTGGTATAGATTATTAATTTTAGCTTATAGAGCGCTAAATTTATTCTCTTACAATCCACAGGATGTAAACGCTCAATCATTTATTTTACCAGCAACAAATATCGAGGTTATACCTGTAAATGGTTTAAATACAACAGGCGACGCTTACGCGATTTCACTTTCAAATATGGCTTTGGCTGTTGATTTAGAAAATGAAGAATCAAATTATCGTGTTTGGTACTCAGAAGATAACGATGAAATCCGCACAAAGGTAAGTTTTAAAGTCGGCGTGAATGTAGGATTTACAAACGAATGCGTTAAGTTTAAATCAGCTATTTAATAACAATATTCTTTACAAAAATGGTGGTGAAATAAACACCACCATTTTTTTTAAAACTTAAAATTATGCCTTGCGACATTACAGCTGGATATGCGATAGATTGTAGAGATTCAATCGGTGGCATTGATGCGATTTACTTAATAGAAAACTCAGCGCTTTACGATGCGTCTGGAGTAACACGTATTACTCAAGTTTCAGGAACGGTTACAGCAATGACCAAAGACACAGGAAAAAAATTCTATAAATTTGAAGTGCCAAGAGCTACGGCAATGGCTTCTAATAACATTACTGCATCGTCTGAAAATGGAACGATATTTTATACTCACATGGTTTCGTTTCCTTTAAACTCACGTAGTGCAACAACGAGAAACATTATAAATACTTTGGCAAAAAATAGAGTAACTATTGTTACCAAAGATATGGACGGCACTTATAGAATGTATGGCGCTGGATTTGGTTTATTTTTAGATACTGCAGAAGGTGGAAGCGGTACGGCTTTGGGCGATAGAAACGGATATAATTTATCGTTTAGCTCACAAGAAGCGGACGACTTTTTGGTAGTTTCTTCAACAGTTGCGTCTGCATTAGAAACTCCAGGCGCATAATATTTAACCCATTGAAAAACTAGCCCACCGTTACCGAGCGTTTCGGTGGGTTTTTTTATATCTTAAATGCAAGGTTTAACCTGACAAAAATGATACATTTAACAAAAGGACAAACGCAAACAGTTTATTTTAATGCTTCACAAAATGCTTTGCTTACAAATCCATTTTATTTATTTGTATTTACGAATAGAGTTACGCAAGATGTAGTTAAATTTGTGGCAACTAATACTTCAACTACTTTGCGATACAATAAATTTTCTTTAGTTACTAATACGCGTTTTAATAACGCTGAAGAAGGTTTTTGGACTTACCAAGTGTATGAGCAAGCGAGTTCATCAAACACAAATATAAGCGGTTTAAATAACGTTGAAAACGGGTATATGTATTTGCACCCATCAACAACATTTGCACCAACAGAATATAACAAACAATCAAATAATTTTGTAAGCTATAATGGATAATCAATACAAACATATCGTATTACAATTTGACCGCGCTTTGCAACCTGTATTTACTGAAAAGAAAAATAAAGGTTATGTTGAGTTTGGCGAAATGAATAACTATCCAGAGTATTTACTTTCGCTTTATAATGAATCGCCAAAGCACGGCGCAATCGTAAAAGGAAAATCAACATACATTTTTGGACGTGGTTTTGAGGATAAGGGCAAAGCAAATAGTAGGGGCGAATCTTGGAACGATATTTTGAAGAAATGTGTTAAGGACGATGAACTTTTTAGAGGTTATTATTTGCAAGTTATCTGGAATCGCATCGGGCAAATAAGCGAGGTATACCATATTGATTTTTCGAAAATTAGGGTTGCAAAAGATTTAAGTTGTTTTTACATAAAAAACGATTGGTTAGATTGGAAAGAAAAGCC